TTCTAATCTAGATATTACTTCAGGTTTCACCTGCTACACCCCCCATAAAAAAGTAAGTAGTACTATACATAATACTACTTACTTTTTAATTTTCTCTCACTTTATTTCTCAGGCACATGTCCTATTCTTGTACTGGAGGCTGGGAAACAAACAGAGTTTCCACGTCTACATACATATTTGTTTCTGGGTCTAGTATTTTCATACTACCCCTCCTCTCATTTAATACCCCACAGCTCCTAAGAGTTGGGATATAGATTTGTTTATACTAATATTAGTTCTGTTTAGGGTGATCCTCTTAGTAATCCTGTTATTAGCTGGGGCAATATAGACATTTTGATCTTCTGCTGTTACACCTGCTTCGATAATAGTAGTTTTTAAAGTTGGATTACCGTATACCTCATTTGCTCCCGTGGCGACGAGTGAGAATTTGTTTGCAATTGAGAAATCTTGATCAATATCATATTGATCCCATGAGACGATTTGACTAACTGGAGATGGAGGAGTAATGGTGTACCTTACATCTTCTTCAAGGAAGGGCAAATTAACGCTACTAGAAAATTTTCCATAAAATTTAACAGTGCTAACCCCACCAACATAATCCTTAAAAATAAACAAAGGATACTCAAAATTTGTGTAATTAGCACACATAGAAGGATATCCAATAGTAGAAGGTGTCCCAACACTTGTTGTAGAACCCCAACTGCCTGCACTGTACTTGATCCACTTAATAGGCCAATTTACTCCATCGGCATACGACCATGCGACATAAACATTATTGCTACTGTCACAAGCAATAGTTGTAAAGTATTGCGCCAAGGTATTACCAGTAGTGAGCTTGAGCATCGTACTCCAAGTAACTCCACCATCTGTAGATTTACTATATCTAACATTATTATAGGTTGAATCAGTAGCATCGATACCATGCCAAACCACATGAATAGTCCCTGCACTATCTACTACTGCGGAGGGATTGGATTGAGAATATGAAGAAACACTGTAAACAGAATACGCACCCCAACTTGTTCCATTCCATTGAAATACATTTATATTGTAAGTCGTAGATATTCTTTGCATAATTATTACAGGATAATTAGTAGTTTTATTAATTACAATACAAGGATTGGTATAGTCATATCCTGTGGTATTGTATGTTGACAATTGCGTCACAGCACTCCAAGTAACCCCACCATCTGTTGACTTAGAATACCTGATATTAAAACTGTTAGGATAGGTAGCATTTTTACTACACCATGTAGCTTGGAGATAACCAAGGGAATCTACTTCGATCGAACAACCTGAACCTATGGTGTCTTGAGACTCAATTAACGTATAATAACTTCCTGTAAGCGACGAAGAAGGAACAGTTGTAGCATCAAATCTATAGCAATAAGCATAAGTATTCCCAGTTACTAAGGTATATACATTATTTCCACTACTTGATATAGCGACACTATGATTTGCTCCTGAACCGAAATTATAACCCATGTAGGTTAATTCTAACCAAGTAGCTCCATTATCCTTAGAAACTTCCCATCGCACATAAGGATTGGCATCAAAAACAGCACTAACCAACCACCCATTATCCAGCCTAACCAACTTCCTACCTCCATTACCACTTGTATCGTAAGCCTGTGCTACAACATTAACAGGAGTAGACCTATCATAAGTTGTTGCACTCTGAAATCCTTCACTAAACTTCAACCGCTTATTTACAGTGTCAACACTACCAAGACTTCTGTACACTTTAGTATTAACCTTGTATGCATTGACTAGCGGTGTTACTTCGAGGTGAGGAGTTTGGGTTGTTACTGAGAAGATGCCACGGAATTTAACTGAGGATGATTGAGTATCTTTGTAAATTAATATTGGACTAGTAAAATCATTATAATTTAAACAAGTTGATGGAGTAGTGGCGTTATTTGTAGTGTTGCTCGTTAGATTTGAAATAGAACTCCAAACAGCATCAAAAGTTATAAGGCGTATTTGTGCTTGATCATTAAATTGTCCACTTATAATTCCATAAAAGGTTAGGTATATCTTGTTGTTCTTATCAACAGTTATAGAAGGTAGTTGTTGGTCATAACTATTTCCACTTGTTAATTTGTCATGTCCAACTGTTCCGTCTGCTTTCGTCCACGTTACACCATTATCTGTAGATTTTGAACATCTAATATTTACCGAACTGCTGTCCGTAGCATCTTTGCCTTGCCAACAACAAAATAAAATCCCGTTTTCATCGACTATTGCATCTGGTGAGGATTGAGCATAAGCATATATACTTGGTGCTATATTAATATTAACAGTCCATGTTCCAGTGTAATTAGCTGCCCTAATATACCATGTACTTCCATCAGAGTGAAGGAATACAATCAATGGATTGCCATCATTTTTAACAACAATAGTAGGAGTTGTATTATTATAAGCCGCATTATCAGTTGTAACTTGCTCAACACTACCCCAACTAACACTACCATCTACAGCAGATATAGTACCTTTAACGTAAGAGATATTAAATGAATTAGTATATCCAGTATATTTTGCACAATTAGTAAAATAGATACCGTTGGTATTATCTAAAGTTAAAGACATACCGCTACCAAAAATGTTTATAGTAGGAGTGTTAATTACAACTGCATTGCTAACAAGATCGGAATTAGATACTGTAGTAGCATCGAACGAAACAAACGCATGACCTGTAGAAGCCTTATTGAAACCACAATATAACATAGTTCCTTTACTTGCTAAACAAAATGAAAGTCCATTACCTGCAACAGATACAGAACATAAAGGAGTTGTGGTTGCCCCGTTGTCCTTACTGACGTAAAAATATAGTATATAAGTGGAAGTATTCATTGCACAACTTACAATCCACCCATTACTCAATACCTGTGGTCTAGCATCTTTGCTTGTAGTAAAAGCAGAAGAAACTACTGTAATAGGTGTACTTCTATCATAGGTAGTAATATCCGAAGATATCTCAGCCCTTGTTACGGTCACATATTCCTTGTTCACATCATCTTGGACAGATACTTCTTGCCCTACTTTGAACCACTGTGTATCTGCATTAGATACGTCAACATGAGCATCTAAAACTGTTTCCCCGGCAAGTGTTGGTATGAGTATGGTAGTTTTAGTAGTATCCATTATTCCTGCTGAATAAGCATTAAGATTATTGAAGATGTCAAAATAAGCCGCAGTCATCCCTGAGGTACGACCTGATATGTTAGCTAAAGCTGCACCATTTGCTGCCAGCCTCTCCATATTTAGATACCTCTGGATTGAAATGCCACCAAAATACCCACCTACCTGCAGTGCGTTTTCCAAGTTTCCCATTACGAAATCACCTCACTAAATGATACTATTTTCATACCATCGGTGCTCCAAACTAAAGTGCTGGTGTTTGTAAAGTCTAAAGTTACACCATCTTCTAGGTATAGTTTAGTAACTACCAATTGAGGTTTGTTGTTTATATCGAAGTTGCTATAGTCAATAGTTTTCTGAAGAGTACCCTCTAATACTCTTGTGTAGGTTGCATTTGTTGTACGGTCATTAGAATCCTGAGTGCTCACCAAACTTAGTGCTACAGACCCTTCTATAGGGGCCACTTTAGACTGCTGTTCACTCATGGAGCTAACTAAAGATTCTATATTGTCAAGTCTGGAGTTCAAAACCTCAGATAATTCTCTTTCAGTGCCTCTTCCCATAAGATGTTATACCTCCTTTGTATTACGCTGAGGGTGCAATAAGAGGGAGTGGTAGGAATTGCCACTCCCTCTGTTGGTGCTATCTTGGAAGCCTTGTTTCGCTGTTTGCGTCTACTACGACATAACTACATCGGTAATCCCTCGTCCTTTTCAATTGCGTCAACACAATGATTTGGGTCGATTTTGTTCAGTAGCCTACAAATAATTTTACATAATCTGCTATCCCTCTTCACAACATGTTTGCCCATACGACTTGACATTGTTTCGTCTGGATATCCACCCAGAATCGTATTGCACAATTGGTCGATTGATATTAATAGATTCCAAATGTATTTTTTCATTATCCTCACCACGCAAACGCTTCAACTTGCTCAGCAGTAGTAGTTGGCGCTAAAATCTGTGCTTTCATTTCAAAATATCTAAAGATTTTCTCACCCTTAATTCTTTCTGCATCTTCACAAAGTTGAACAAATTGTTCTCTACTGTGAGTGATCACTCCCTTGTCTTTAGTTGGCCACCATGTTTCAACCATAGTTGGTTTTAATAAAAACATAGTGGCTCTTTGGTTCATATTGGCTTGATATTCTAGGTCAAAATTGTATTGATGCTCTACGCCTGTACAAGATGATGAGAAACCGTTTAAAATATCTTGGTTACAAGCTGTGTTTAGTTCTATGATTTTTTGTTGCTGGATTTCGGAGAGAGATGGAGGAGGTGCTTCCATCTCCATAACCTCATAATCCTCAGCACTACCACCAAAATTAGGTAACACATTAAACAATATCTCCTGGTCTACCGTCATGTTGGAAGGTATCGTGCCACACGGTTGATTGTCTGATTTACGAATGATTGTTAGCATTAGCCTTCTACCTTCCATACTAAACTTCGCACCGTCAACGATGTCGTTGATACTGAATAGAATTTAAGAATTAGGTCGCTTTCTAAAATATAAGCGTCTTTTAAAGTAATATAATCTCCAGCCCCGAAAATACCCTTAGAAATAGCACCGCTTGAACCTAATGCCTTTTGTTTAGAAAAAGAATCAGTCCCTTTAGACCCGATACCATGAGCATTATTCGGGTCTGTTGTGAAATACGCTATTACACCGTCGTTTTCTGCGTCATACCCTTGAGCAATTAAACTACCTATAGACGCCTTAAATCCTAACGGAATAGTCTTAGTATAAGTCGAGCCAGTCGTTATACTCGTAGTTGTATCACTCCACGTCCCGTCTGCAATTTGCACAGCTACCTTCTCTGCACCCTCCCAAGTCCAACTAGGATCACTCACCGTTGGGCTTGCATCGCTTACGCTAAGTCTACTTAGTGTCCCACGAATTTTTAATGATGGGTATGCGATAGCGTCGATGTCTGAGAGGTCTGCTATTGAAATGACGTTGGATTTTAAAGGTAACGAAATACTTCCATAAATGTTTTTTGTGGTATCTTTTGTCCATGTTGTGCCGTTAAAAGTGTAGCAATTTCCACCTGTTATTCCATATTGAAACCCTACTTGGTGACAATTTGTAGAATTACTTGCAGCGCTTGAAAACACAATAAAATATTCATTACCACTTATAATACTCCCAGTTATAGCTATATCTACAAAAAAATCTACTGCTGAGCTAGTGAACGTGCTCGAAGGTACAGATATCTCACCTAATTTTATATCGGGCTTATCTAATGTGGCGTGTTTTGTGTAAATACCAATAACTAATGGTTGAGCTACTGTTCCGTATAAATAATCACTATATTTCAATTGTATAAGCGGATTTTCTACAGAAGTATTGGCAATAATTTTTTGAGACCATGAGCTATTTGCATAGACTCCTGCACTTCCGGGTTTTTGAGCGCTATACACATTATTACTTAGAACATCACACACTACACTCGTATTTGCTGGAGTGCTCTGATCCCATTTAGCATTACCCCATTTTTTAAGGTCAGATGGAGTTATGGTTTTGGTTACTGTGCCGTTTAAAGACTTCGTACTGGCAGAAATAGAATTAAAATTAAAGTTATTTACGTCATTAGTTCCACCTGAATCTGATGCTGTAACATTAAGCATAACTCCATTGATTGGATAAGTTACCACTGCATTTGAGATAGCATAATTTGCACCGTTATTATCAACGTCAATATAATAATCAGTACCAGCCACAAAATTATAGTCAATGCTACCGCTCACGCCCGAAAGATTAGCAGAAGCAAGAACCGCCCTTGAAGTATTTAAAACATATAATTTAGTAGCAGTACACGCCGCATTTAAGACAATAGATATAGTAGTAAAGGATGTATTTACATGAATTTTAACCCCGTATTTGGCAGTATACGTTCCATACGCACTAGATGGAGGAGTTAGAGTCGTGGTTATACCAGGAAGGTCTAAATTTACTGACGTTCCAGCTAAAGACAAATTATTATAACTTTCAGTCCCATCAAACCCGAACTCCGCTTGATAGCGCCCATAATCTACTGGAGTTGGTGCAGGTACCCATGCACCTGTTCCTGCTGTTCCCCCGTAGCCTACAACCTGATTAACTGCCCCTCCTGCGGGGATATGCTTATTTCCGTCTGTTGTGGGGTGCACATAGTTATTGGCATTTGTGGCTATTCCATCTAGTTTAGTTTTATCTATTACTGACATATGACCTCGTTCAGCTTGTGTCGCATCTTCCGCCTGATGCGAATCAAAATCAACTTGACTTGTCTTAGACCCTATTAGCTCAGCGGTTGTAGTGGCATAGTTAGGGTCATCTCCAAGAGCATCAGCCAATTCTTTTAAAGTATCTAAGGTAGCAGGGGATGAATTCACTAAAGCAGAAATTTTAGTGTCTACACTACCCGCAACTTCAGTAATAGCGCTCACAACATCTGTCTTATTGACTGTGGGGAGTAGAGACAAACTGCCAATTTTTATATCAGTACCTAATGCACCGTTATTTATGGAATTACCAGATATCGTGGCCCCATCCAAAGTCGTAATATCTGTGCGCACTTTTTTCTGTACCCTGAACACAATTTTATCCCCACTATTTAAAGACCAATCTACCAAATCAATACTGATGCCATTAAGATTCTTAGTGTAATGGTCTACCTCATCCAGAGTAATACCACTCATGCTGACTTGAAGGATGTCATTAGTAGGATTATAATTTACATTGTTTATGGGCACGTTAGTTATTCCACTGGTGAGAGCAGTATAGGAACTAATTAGGACTGTTGTTGCAAGTATATCAGATGAAACATCTGCAGTTCCTAAGACCCAGATATAGAAATCATCATTTGCATACCAGCCTGGGTTTTTACTGTGAATAATAATCTCAAGATTTAAACTGTCTGCACTAACACTAAAATCAATTCCATTGTACATAGGTTGACCATTTTTAGCAACAATAATGGAATCCCTATCTCTCATGTATGAGGGTATGCCAATAGTAACTGTTGAGCTGTTGGAATTAAGAATGACATGGTTGTGGTACATTGTTAGTACTCCACCACCTACAGACTTAAATTCTCCCCCAACATAAGCTTTTATTTCACCTGTGCTAGGTTTGAGCCACTCTAAACCCTCATATAGGCCTATAATGGGTGCTGTTTCACTTAATACCACTTGGACAAACCTTGTGGGTTCTAACCCCCCAAGTGTTTGAGCATCTGTAGATTGGGCTACACTAAATATGTGATTTTCATCTACTACTACTCCAGCCCCAGGTATGAGCTGTAATTCTGATAAGGCGTCCATGATAGCATTTGTCTTATCCATCATATCCCTAACTCTATCTAACCCTGTTATCTTGTTAGGAGTATACGTCATTTATCTGTCACCTCCTTATCCAACACTTGTTTGGGCAAATTTTCTTCCAATGCTTGAACTTTATTCTTTAGATGCTGCAATTCTTGCATTACATTAGACATAAATATCTCTTCTGGGGTTTGATCAAAAATAAGAGCACCACTACTGGAACATTTACGAATGTTAGACACAATATAATCCTCCTTAAAATAGGGGGATTGTTATCCCCACTATTTTAAAATATTTAGTAGCTTACGAACTAGGGGCCGGTACAGGGGATTACTCGTGGTTAGATCAACCCTAACTCTGAACTGGGAAGTGACTACTCCCCCAGGTAAAGTGTATTCATAGGAATACCGAGCATACACCCCATCCACAGTCTCAGTTAAGGATATCGCAGGTGTAACCCAGGACACCCCATTGTCATAAGATAACTGAGGAGTTACTGTTGTACCTGAAGGCACATAAGCTTCGAGTATTTGGTTTACAATAGTGTAGGGTTGAGATAAGTCAACTAATTTGCTAATATACGACCCCCCAGTTAAAGTCTGAACACTAACCAAAACAAGAGACTGACCGGAGATTACTGGAGACACATTGGAATTGACAGTGTCTAGGGTAGCTCTCAAGGTTATAGAATTAGCTACTTCATTAAGAGCTCTGGCAGATCTTATATCCAGAGGCAACCAAGAAATAGAGTCATTTTGCTTATATTCCCACACACATGAGGTGCCCTTAGGGGTATCAAAATCCGCCAGCACCAATAAGTTATCTGCCCCTAGATCAGCAATGCTGTTAAATTGTACTACTGCATTGGGTTCAAAAATAGCGCCATTTAACACAAATTTTAGGTCACTGTCTTGAACTGCAGACCATGTCAATGCATTAGAAGAGGTAAAGAGAACCCCCGCATTATAAGGTTGTCCTGTTATAAAATTGCTGGAGTTGTATACTTTTTGGCCTAATTTTGCAATATGCACATTGTATAGGGAACTGCTAGTCATGACAGTCATGCAATACTGAGTGTCTTTAGCACAAAAGGTAGGTTGAGGAAACACTATATTAGTGGGTATTGAGGCATCAGTGGAAACAGAGACCTGGTCAGAGCTTAAAGTGACCTCTCCCAGGACATCAATAGAAGGATAACCATTATTCATGCCCCTAATTTGTACTGTGACACCTATAGAAGGATCTTTAGAGCTAAAAAACAACTGCATGCTAGTGATAAATCTATCTGTAATAAGTTGGAAACTCTGAGCAATGGGATCTACTGGATAATGCACTTGATAGATTATCTTATTAGTGAGTACAGTTTCTGTGGTTGTAACTTTCATACCGTTTGAGGTAAACACTGTAGATGCTGAGGTTACAGGGTTAGATAGTGTAATTTCCCTAGCACCTGTTCTCACTCCTGTAGGAATAGTAAAGTGACAGTTAACTCTTCCGTTCACATCAGATTTTACTGTGCCTGCTTCAGTACCCGCAGAAGTTGTGCTGAGAGGTGAAAGATTCACCTTTACCCCATCCATGTACCCAGTTATAAGATCTGACAGTGAGGGAAAATCTGACCCTGATACTACTATTTCTGCAGGTCTTGCATAAGGTATTATAGATTCTTGAACCTGTTTTGTGGTACCAATGTACTGTATGGTGCTAGAAGTGCCCCACCAACCCCACACATCTTGTATAGTGGTAGTCTGGTTATTTAAAGAAATATTTTCATTGTCAATCCAGTTATCCAGTTCGGGGGATATATTAATGTTAGGTCTACCAGTGAATACCTGATAAGGATTAACATTTATGAATGTGGTGGCCTGAGTTTGAGAGGTAACAGGTTCTTCTGCATAAGGCAATGTAAAGAACTTGCCTGATAAGAAATTGTGGGCAGTAGTGTTTGGAGCATCTGATGTAGGTACAAATGCAGTTTGTAATGCACCTAGTGTAAGGGTAAATTGAGAGATATCAATAGCTGCACTAAATAAGGGATGGTTTAAGTCACATTTACTAAATCCTAGGAAACCATCTGTAAATATACCCTTTAAGGAGGTAACCGCCTGACCGCTCATAGCCTCAGTATCTAGGTCAGCTATTGCTTGATTGTACTCTAGATTATCTAGGCGAAGCATTATGTTGTGAAGATCCCCCATAGATGTACGGGTGATAGCAGAACTATTAACTGTAACCTCCGCGCTATTAGGGGATAGAGTTACAGTGCCTAGAGACAGCCTAATGGGATCAGAGTCTAATGGAGGAGTAACAAAATCTGGTAAATCACTCTGACCAGTGAGCACGTCAATAAATCCTTCACTATCAAGGTAAATCCGATCACCCCTACCTAAATAGAAAGTATAATCAGTAATGAAAGAAGTTCCTACCACTGGGGTGTCTCCAAGAGGGGAGAAATCAATATAGCTGTCTGATCCGGATGAAGTGAGCAAAAAGTCAACATCTAAAATCATAATTTTGTTGTATTGGTATACAACAGTATATGAAGACCCAATACTAGGCTCTATTCCACCAAGAGACCAGTCTATATTATTACCGGTTTGCTGGTAGTCAGTTTCTGAGGAGTATATAGTAGCACCTTGATTGCTACTAATTATAGAGACAACAGGAGTGTGTGGGAGCGTATCACTGCCATTGGAGGAACTGCCCCTAGTAATTGTGTCAGTCACCTGGACAGTGGCAGTTATTCTAGTGACTCCTGACACATTTTTATTATTCAGCTTATATGTGTCGACCCCTTCTTGATACACATGAGGCTCACCTGTGACTGCTCTAGCCACCTTAGATTTAGGAATAACCAGTCTAGTGGGGGATGGTTTATTCACTTCAAATCCTTGAATATAGGATTTACCAGCCTCCACGGTAAGCATAATACTATCTTCGTCGTTATCCTTTGCCCACATTGATAACCCATGTACTCGATAATTTCCTGCTTCGTCAAAGGTTCTACGAGCTAAAACGGAGTTGATCATCTCTAGTTGTGGCTTCTCTTCTACAGAAAACAACAAACCATCTATAAATTTGTAGATAACAGGGGAAGTAGGGTCATTCAGAGTAAGCGCGGTATCAGACTTTATCCTATGAGACCCAGGCTGACCGTAGGTTTCAAACCCTAAAGCGGGCTCTCTCAAGGTAGGATCTTCCAGCTCTGTGATGATAGTTTGCTCTAATTTTATACCAATAAGTTCAGTGCCTATCATGGTCAGGTCAATAGCGCCCCCATCAAATTGGTGTATAATGCCATCGAGGTACACTTTTCCAGGGGAGATATTTAAAGTGTTATCAACAAACCAAAATGAACATCCTTCAATAACACTTCCTTCTTTGAATAAAGCTGCAGATAATTTCTTTATCATGTCAAGTATGTTAGTTTGCAATTGAGTGAATTCCCTTGCCTGTTCTGACCTACCAGGGAGTGCTAAAATTTGTGTATACTTCTTTGCAGGATCAAAGTCATCATAATATGGGGAATGGGTGATATCTAGTGTGGACATGATTTTATCCCACCCTTCTTAAAATTCCATAATTAAAGCTAGCTTTTCTGTTTGATCTATCTGCCTATTTACAGGTTCCCCTTTATAATCTATGATCTCCAGTACTCCTGGAGACACTACTTCCTCAGGTAACAAGTTGTATTTTCCAGGTAGCACAGACGCATCTACTTGTAACCCAGAATATACCCCAACCTGTCTGTAACTCCCTAAGGGTAAATCAGAATCTGATATCTCAGTTGAGATAAAGACCCATCTACACCCTTCAGTAAATACAGCCCCAGGGACTACGATTCTCCACATTAACTCTCGGTATCTTATTGTGCCGTTCACCTCATCAGGTACTACCAAGTGTTTCATTTCAACTTTTTTGAACCCAATAATCTCATCCACCTGACTGACATTGGGATCAGGAGCTGGTGGATTCTCTTCGTCAGGCCAGGGAGTACTCTTACCAATACAATAATAGATGCTAGGCTCGTTATAAAAATGCAGAGCTCTATTTATGTGAGCCCCCTTTGTTATAATTGACATCTATACCCCTCCTTGTCTAGGCTTACCTAAAAATAATTTTATTAGATAATTGAAATCTCAATAGGGGATATTGGGATGTCTTGTATGATGTCTATCTCATCAATAATATAATCTAAGATGGACATCAAAAGTATATATGAATCACAGAGTATTTGTCGGTATTCCCAATCAGGAAGGAGGTCAAATTGAGACATATTCTCTATAGGGGGATTCTTCTTACCTGCCCTTGGGTAGCTGCCAAATATACCTGAATAGTGAGCTGAGAGAATTGCAGTAGACATTTCTACTAGCTTTATCTCTCTAATTTCGTATTCTATTGCCATTGAATCTAACAAGGGGAATGAAGAATCCAATACACTCCCATCTTGAATCATCTCATTCAAAATTGTATAACTTAACTTAACACCGGATGCTTTAGATTTATTTAAAATTTGCTTTAACTCTGAAGTCATGATGGGACTAACAACGTCTATTACACCAGACCTATAATAATCCCCAGTCTGAAATTTATGAGTGCCGCTATACACAGATTTACTAAACACTGCCACATCAACATGGGGTTCATAGATACTAATTTTAGCGGCTGGGTCGTTTAAGTATGATTGCACAGTAGAGATAAGTGCAGGTATACTAACCTTAGGTTTAGTGGCTGCAGATTTTATCCTTCCTCTATAGGAGACATCACTTTCATTTGTTAGCCTGGTTACCTCAAACCATTTACCCCACTCATTAAGCCAATCACCAGTAGAAGTGGATATAACGTATTCTAAGTTTAGTAAGGATATGTCCTCCTGCAGGGTGGACAGGGAGGAATCCACAGCATCTGTTATATACTTTAGCTCTCCACTGGGGCTTCTATTAAACACAGATATTAAGCTATCCAATATCTTTCCCATACTCATCCTCCTAAACTATAGTGAGTGTGATATTTCCTGCCCTAATCAATTCATTTTTGTCCACTAACACATTGCCTGAAGGAGATATGTTTATGTCATATATGGCATTTTGATCAATATTCATCATATACTTAATCAGCTCAGATTCCACTAATTCCTTAGACACAGTGAATCCATTAAGGAAGGATTGCAGAGAACTTAATAGTGCAGGTTGATATGCTGCCTTGTCGAAATCTTCATTTAAGTAGACCAGTACAGACAAGTGAACTGATCTCTTAACTACTGGGAGTATATTAACAGGTATACCAGCAGGCCTATATTCCAGTATGCTTTCTACTACAGCATCATGTAATGCTTGAGGTAAATCCCCATTCACATCATGCACATATACATTAGTGTATCCTATCTTTTCATCCACGATAGCACCTGTAACCCCATTAACCAAAAAACACCCGTACTGTACAGAGTTAGCAGTGCCTTTTGATAGGGTGGAAATGAACTTAGAAAACCTCTTTCTTAGCTCCTCCACTGTTTCCCCCACTCTTCCATCATAGAACGATTCTTCATTTGTTATCAGAAATACCTCAGTTAATTTTATAACACTATTTTGTAGAGTCCCTTCTGGTATATTACCAACTACCCCTGTCTTAGTACATTGAACAAGTACTTGCACTATACTTGCCCCCACTGTAAAGGTTACATCATCAATAACTTCAAAATATAAGGTATTATTACTTATGGGGATAGTGTAAAATTGGAAGCCTTTTTGTAGAGTTATGGGTTGAGTGAGGGGAGTCTTGAAGTGCAGGGTTACGAGGCCAGTACCAGATGTAGCGGGATACTTGAAAAAATCGAAACTGTTGTATATTGAGCTCTCTATAGATGAATTGAATCCTTTGTACATTTGATAATAGGCTGATTCCATTTCAACAGCAACAGATTCCAGTAGAGTACGAGACACTGATCCAACTGAAAAGTTGGTTATCTGAGAATTGTTTGATTTCATCCAATTTACCATAGAATTTAGTATGCCACTAAATGTTTTTATAATTAACCCCATTAATGTAACCCCCCATATTATATTAGAGATGATATAAGATGCTGGCCCCTTGAGGTTATTATGTTGCATTTAATAAGAATCCTGCTATCAACAGAAGTAACAACAACATCTGTTACATCTAAGACCCTAGAATCTGATCTAAAAGTCTTAATTATCTCTATTTCTGCTTTATCTTTCCAACCAGGGGACATTTTGCTACCTAGTATGGTGTGAAAATTGCTACCATATTCGGGATGGTATGTCAAGGTTCCATACTCTGTTTTAAGCCGGTGTATCAAGTCTTGACTCAAACATTTAAACCCAGAGAGTAATCTATAGTCTCCTGATCCCATGTCCACTAGTAATTCTCCGTCATGAGTATTGATTGGCAGTTCACTGTTAATAGCTAATTCCAAATCCGTACCCAACACTAATGAATCTAAGTCTTGTCCACTTTCATACTCTTGAATACCTGCAGTATCAGAATCCAGAGGTATAAATATAACATCTCCAATGACTTTAACATTAGAACTAGAAGAAATATTTATTAAAGAGTCTGATATGAATGGGTAATCTAACTCATTGAATACAACAATGTCTGACCAACGGTTAGCATCTTGAAAGAACTTTTGTGCCAGTGACCGCACAGTTTCCCCCTGCAGTATAACGTGACTGATGATTGTAGACACTTCTTACACCCCCATAGTAAAATTGTTGATTCTGGTGCTATACCTTAGGGTAAATAAGAAATCTATTCTTCGTATAAAGGATAAAGTTCTTTGTAAGTCTCTTAGGATATGCACTAACTCAATTTCCTGCATCCCATATAATTCTAAATCCCTAGTAACTACTCTTATATTATTATCCATCCTATCCATATCGCTTTTTAGGATGCCTCTAAAAACAGAGGAAAGAGAGCACATCATTAATTCTAGATACACCCCTAACACTTCAACATATATTGCATTACATCTGTATCTATTTATATCAGATAAAGTACGAGAGTAATTGATCAGAGGACTGGCAGTTTTCAAAGTAAGCGTGTCACCTAAAATAGAATACACCAAAGAGGGATCTTTTGCTTTAAGCTTAGCATAAGTATCTGAGGCCTTTACAGAAACACTGTTAATAAAATCTAAGGAGTATCCAGACAAGTCTAATCTTGTAGTTATGAGAGTGCCGGAAGGTAGCAATTCATAATCCAGTAATACAGACTCCGACATTCCCTTAGTTATAAACCCACCAGTATCACCTAATATTACGCTAAGGTTATAACATGGGGATAGTACTTGATCCAGGACAGCGGTATTTAATTTCTCCTTAAAATACTCCAAGGAATTACTCATTGTACCCTCCCCCTAATCATAATGAATATATTCAAGCGTATCAAGAAATTGCCAATTATCTATGCTCTGGGTAGAAGGTATAAATGCAGGCCGAGCACAGATCATTTGTATATCGTACCTATATAAAAGAGGCCTAGATGCTGATCTGAGGAGTTGGAACACTTGAGGTACCACTACCCAGTGTTCCCCATCAGTATAATTGTGAAATATTAGCTCCTTATCTGGAGTGATTTCAATGCCTGGAAGTGATTTATCATAATATTTTCGTATTAGATCCCTTAGTTGCTTAAATTTAGCAAACCCCGTCTGTGCATTGGTGCTATTACCCTTAAATCCAGTTGTCCCCTTCATAGTTATGGAAGGTAAACCTGAGCCAAAATCATCCACCCACGCCCCGCCCTTAGTTTGTGTTACAGTGACTCTAGCAGGTTCAATCTGTGCGTATTCTTCAGGGTTTAATGCAAACTTATAAGTTTCTCCTATAAATTCAAATTCTATACGTTTTAGATTATGCGCACCATCACTTTGCATATTATTAGTGCCGAATTTAGTTACATCCGCCATCATGTTACCCCCCAACCAACACGCTTGTACTACCACTAGAAATGTGGGCTACACCATTATGAGGGGAAATTTCATCCCCAACTCTGGCAGCAGGTCTGCCATTTATAAAGACTGTACTACTACCTAAAGAAAGTACCCCCGTATTACCTGAGTCACAACTATCAGATTCTACTGTTGAATCTGATAATCTTGCTACAGGCTTTCCATTTGCAAATACATTAGTGGAGCCGGACACTATCTCTCCAATTAAAGTGCTCGCAGAATGTGGGGGAAAGTGTCCTGAGTGTTCCCCTGAGGTTAATCCTAATATGGAGTCTCCCACACAAGCTATCCCTGCCACTCCACTCACATCCCCTCATTTATTTTGACATATCTAGCAGACTTTATTAAAATATCCCCGTTGTTATCCAGCTTTATAAAGCTACCCGTAGGGTGCACCATAGACAGCTCTCCAGACACGGATATGTTGTATTCACTGAGCTCCCCCTGAATATTTCTGACTACACTTATAGAGCCATCTGAGTTAATGATGCTCTCTGAGTAATTCTCTCCCAATCCATGAATGTCGGAATCTATCTGTCTTCGTGACTTTAAACTCCCCCCAGGTGCTACTTCATAATAGGATAATGTGCCGTCATTGTTATCTCTTGTTAGTCTGGCCATTCCAAATTTATCAAGAAAAAATTTAGTCCAAGTGGTAAAGGAGTCCTCAAAATTAGAGCGGTGGCAAAATAATATGTTTAAAGGAAACATACTGGCTTCAGTTCTTCCCTCCCTAACTCTTTTTATTACTTGATCTAGCTCAGATAAGTTTTTGTGATCATATCCCCCATGAGTGTCACTTATAGTGTTATATACATCTGAATCCATTTTTAGAAATGTTTTGGAAGAGTGAGAGTGCTCTATTCCGCCATGTCCATCAACTTTATGGTAAGACTGGCAAGGGAACACTTTCAGGTATTTCAAAGCTTCTGCCATATCATTGGCATCATGCTCATTCAGAGGATAAATGGAAGTGAGGGTATTCTTGAAAGTCTCCTCTGTGTCATGGAGAGTGCCTATGATGACAGGCTTAGTGCCTGTGCTATCAAGGAAAGCCAGCAGTACTAACTGCCCTTCTGTCATAGGTTCTACAGTACCCCAAGAGGTCATAAATATAGGATCAAACCCACTGTTTGGAGTAGATATCTTTGGTGAGTGTTTGCCCTCTGATGAAGCAGGGCAACTAAATATGTCACTTGTGTTTATTATCTGAACGTCTGCAGTTTGCAGTTTATGATGAACAACTAAAACCTTAGCTACAGCCATGTATCCTTGCATTTTGCTGCTAGGTTTATACAGATCTTCAGGTCTACCAAGGTGAGGTTGGGTTGTTATTTTAGGATTTTCTACCATTATGCCCTCCTTACAAGACTGTTACTGAAACAGGCCTTCTGCCAAAGTCTAAAGCTCTCTCGATATTTTCTGCACTAGTGGAG